TTGTTGCACGACTTTAGTCATCATTCCTTTGCGTCCAACAACGCGTTTACACTCGACGACTAACACAGCCTCCTCAGTGATATAAACCAAGTCTCCTTGGCCACATTGTGTTGAAATAATAGTATACTCTTCGTATGCAGGTTTACCCAACATGGACTTTACATAGTTGACTATCGTCCCTTCTTGGGAGACTGGCGTCGGATCAGTTACCTCACTTACCGTGGAATCTTCCCAGTAATCACAATCTACGGTAAAGCCACTGTTATCCGATTCACTAGCAGAATGTGGTTGGTAATTCTCATCCTCAACGCCATACTTTTCCTTCCAACGAACAACGCGCTCATCAAAATCTAAGTTCAATGTCGTACATGGCAGATCTTCTATTTCAGCTATTTGCTTCATCTGCGCTAAACGCTTATCGAAAACTTCACGACCATGGAAAAACCACTCGCGCAAAGCACCATCAACGTTCTGACACGCTACCTCCTTAGGAGTAAGCGCCTTTGACTTCACTACGGCATGCAATGATTTCATAATAGATTCTTCCGCCAACGGTCCGACATATCTATTCAAGGCTGGTTCCCACCTAAAGCCTCTTTTAAGAAAATCTAATTCACGCAAGGACATATACGGTCTAGGATCTGATGTTTTATCGGGCATGGTAAATGTGATGTCAATTTCCCGAAGGATACTAGCCATAACTACGTGGTTAAATTTATCGCAGTTTTTGTCCGTGCCGCACGCCGCATCATCCCCATATGTAATGAGGGACATGACATCTCTAAATCGTGCTGGTCTATTTAATCCCACCTTCTCACCTAGTTCACCTAGGTCTTCTGGTGGATACACCTTGAAGAAGCAATATCTAAATAGAAGAGAATTTACAATACTATTAATGTAGACTGTCATATTCTGCCCTGAAGGATTAGTGCCATGGAAACGCACTAATGTTCCATTATAGGCAATCAGTGGAGTACAAACCTCGTGCACGATTACTCGCATACGTTGTAAGTCTGCATTCGAGTACCTACCGGACCAACTAGCAATCTTCATCATCACTGCAAATGCAGAGAGGGTGAGTTGTGCTGGCATACGCACATCATACTTCTTATAGTCGCCAGCTACAATTTTATCGTCGCCAAATTTCGCAATGAACTCCGTTAATTCATGCCACTCAGGACCGTGAGCATTGATACCTACAGCCGTTTCCGCAATCAATGGGTTCACAGATAGGAATCTAGCTATCGGAAGGAAGTATTTCCTAATGATAAATTGGAGTACAAGAGGTGCTCCCTCGAAGACTCTTACCTTAGTCTCATTGACTTTCCTAGGCTCATCCTTTAAGTTCGCTCCAAATATGAGATTCAATGACTCATTGGCATCCGCTTGCGTCAATACCTTATAGATGTACGCTTGGACTTCAGGTGTGAACTGCTTTGGACAAGCGTGATCCTCAGTAGGTTCTAGCTCTTCCAAGTACTTAGACTTAGGGCCTCCAATAGGATAACCAATAGAAGTGCTTGAAACCATAGCATCTATAAATCTTTCACCGTCTCGACCAGATATAGTTTCCTGGTCTGTAAGAGGGGCTAATTGTTTTGTCCAATATGATGCATTAGCATCAAAAACCTCGCGAAGACCTGAAAGATAGTCCTCCATCGCAAAGTTCAATGCAGATTGCGGTAGCCCAGGTGAGGGCCGAGCTGCATGCTTCAACGTCTCATACCAAGGGATCCACGTGCCACTATCAGTGTGACCCTTCTCATTGACAAATGGTTGCTTGAAAGCAGGACCACTCCATGTATTGGGTACACCAGTTACCTTAGCAACTGTATCAGAAATAGGCGTAGGTACGACATCAGAATGCATCGTAGACCGCCCAGTAACAGAGCCATATACAGTCAGTGTAGCGTCCTCAGGCAAGAAATTAGTTCCACATTTATA